AGATCTTCCGCCAAGATTATTGTGCTGGAAAAATTGTTGAGTTTGAAAAGGAAGTATGGGAGCCTTTACCCGTCAGCTTCGTGTTGCCTTCTTATCAAACTCGCATTTTTTCCAAGCCAGATTTTTGGCGTGGTGAGATTTTAGTCTTCGTTGATGGTGTTCGTGTTACCGTCGAAGAAGCTTTTGATTTATTGGATGAGGATGTGTGGACAAATGCCACATATCCAATTTTGATCACTCACTGCCTGTTGCACCAGCCCGCCAATACAGCAAAGAATTTATTGGCGGCCATCGTGCACCGGTTGCATGCCGATCCTTTTTCAGAAAATCCATTTTCTGAAGAGTTTCGTCATGACAACTGAAAAAAACTTGCCCATTTGGTTATTGATTCCGGATTGTTGAATAGTCATGCAGATGACATTTTGACACATTCTGAATGTTTTAAAATTATGGGCAAGAAAGGGTTGCGGCTTGAAAGAGCTTGGCAAGATGTTATGTTTGGACGCACACTTTCTGAAAAGAAAACCATCAATTTGAAGTGGAATGAAACATTATCCATTGTTAAGGAAATTGGTGGTTTTCGAACTATGAAGCCTCGTGCTATCCAGAATCTTGTTCCACAAGTTCATGCCGCAATGTCTCCTTTCGCGCGTCTTTATAACCGTATTCTTCACACTGCCTTTAATGGCGATATTTTGAAAATCGGAGGCAAAAATGTTCGTATTATTTTTGCTTCTGGTTCCAATGGTGATGAATTGAATCGGATCGGGTCATTGATGACAGACGGTGTTTTCACTGTTGTTGTCTCTGGCGATGATTCGGTTGTTTCTTTCGGTGTTGAAGCGCGTGACGGTGTACCGTTTGGTGAAGCTGATCAGTCCGCTTTTGATCATACTCAAGACGATGGTCCATGTAAGTTTTTTCAGGGAATTATCCAAGAGTTTCTTGGATTTCCACCTGAATTCACTGAAATGGCTTATCGTGCTTGTTCTTCATCATACACTGCTCGCAAAGGGCGTTTCTTTGCGAGAGGAGTCTGTGGGACTCAAATGCCTACCGGGATTACTACGACAACTACCTACAATTCATTTGCGACAGCAATGATGTGGGTTTTTTGGTTGTTAAATCCTGGATTGAGCGTTGTTGAAGCGGGCCAGCGGTTGGGTTTCAAAGTTAAATTTGAGCCTAGAACTTGTTTGGCTACCACCACTTTTTTGAAAGGTTGGTGGATCAATGACGCTTCTGGTGTACCGAATTGGGTTCCCCTGCCTTCGGCCTGTCTTAAATTGGGAAAGATGATTCGTGATCCTGTCGAAATTACATCTTTTCGTGTGTATGGTAAATTGAAGCATCGTGATGCACGTGACGCTGTTTTGCGTTGTGCGTTTGCTTTGGCCTCATCGTATAATCAGGTTCCTTCTGATTATCCGATTTTTGGTGAATTTCTCCGTACACTTTTGAGACTAGGCCATGAAAACCAGACGGCTTTGAGTAAACTCGAAGAAAGCTACAAGCCAAAGCTTGGTAATTGCTTTCCGAGTCGTGATGAAGCCTGTGTTGCAATTTTCTCCCGTTACAATATAACAATTCAAGAAATTGAATCTGTGGAAAAATTGATGCGCAAAATCATCAGCCTCCCTGCGTATGTTGAACACATTGTGTTTGACAAGCTTGTGAGTGTTGACTATTAAGTCGACATCAAGGGTACGGACATTTATGGAAGGATTTGCGTCCTCCCCCTCCGAGCACCGGGTGGTTTTGCCACCCGACGGGTCTTTATCAAAAAAGATAAAAAACTTGATAAAAATCAAGAAATGGCTCCTACAAAAAAGAGTATTAAAAATAAAGAGAAATCTGCTGTCAAGAAGGCTGAAAAGCGTATTCTTCAGATTTCAGGTCAAGGTGGTTACTATACCGATAACGTTGTTCCTTTCATGCGTCGTCTTATACCGGACGGCACCTTTGCGAAAGCAGGGGGTGC